TTTTTTTAAGCTATTTTGATAATTTTGTTCATTGAATGTACGAATTAAATGATTTTTTTTTTTTTCTTGTAATTCCAATTCTACTTTTTGAATTTCTTTAATGAAATTTTTAAGTTGTTTCTTTTTGTCTTTCTTTATTTTATGTCTATTTTTATATCTAAAATAAAGAAAAATTGAAACTATAATTAATAACCCAATAGCAAATTCATTAATTAACGATTTATTTTTATTATTATTATAGCTAATGAAATTCATTTTTTTTTTAGTATAGGAAATCATTGATTTTGATACTAATTGGGGTTTCATAATTTACTATTAAATAATATTTTAATTCTTTAAATTTCTAAATAATATAAAGATATTTTCATACTAATTTGTATGAATTTTATTTTTGTCAGGTCCAAAGATAAACAACAAATAATTGAAATAGGATCATTAAAAAATAATAATCTTCAAAGTAAATTTGAGGTTGGTAATGATAAAAAAATTTGTTTAATGGATGATGATAACAATAATAATACAACTAAAAAAATTTTTACTATATATTTGAAAAATAATATTTATTTTGATAAAAATTGTATTGATTATCTTTTTGAAGAAGATTATAAAAAATCAAATAAATTTTATGAATATTCATCATTATCAATTGATAAACATAATAATTCTAATGATATAATGATATTATTGAATCTAAATATATTATATGAATATATTAGAAAAAATAAAAAAATAGAGAGTAAAGAAAAGCTAATAGATTTATTGATCAATAATGATAAAATAATTAATCTTAGGTATGGTTTTCAAATAGATGATTATATTAATAAAGATTTGAATGTGATAGGGTTGGATAAAAAAATAAAGAATTTGAATTTATTAAAATGTCAAAAAATGATGATAAATTTCATAACAGATTTAGAAAATGGAAATATCAATATTAATTTGGATATAAGAAATATTTTAGATATTGGGAAAGGAATATTTCTCGATATTAAAAATTCTAAGTTTTTTTTGAATGAAAATATTAGTGAAACATTAGAAAATATAAATTGGGGAATTTGTTTAACAAGAAATATAAATTTAATTTTATCTGGATTTTTACTATTTAATCATTTGATTTGCAATTTGGATGAACAAAATTCTACTTTAATAGTGATCCCATTCAAGGAATTAAATTTTATTAAAAGAAAAATGATAACATATGAAAAGCGATTTCATATAATTCATAAGAATAATTATAATAGGTTAACATTAGATGATTTAAAAAGTATTGAATTCGTAATAATTAGTTATGAATTATTAAATCATATTTCATTGCGAAAGAAAGGAGAAATAATTTTTGAATATTTATGGCGGAGAACATTGTTTTGTAATTTTGATTATGAGAATAATAACAAATTAAATGATGAAATTATGAATAAATTATCATCAAATTATTATTATTATTTAATTGAATCTTCAATCAAGATAGATATTAGCGTGAATAATTTGATAATTAGAATATTTGATAGATTATTAAAAATAAAAAATAAAGAATATGAAATTAGAGAAAAAAAATTTAAAAAATTATTAAATTTGGTAGTTAGATATATTAATACAGAAAATGAAAATAATTTAATAGAGTCATTTAACAATATTAATGAAAAAATAGTTTATTTAGATTTAGAGAATAATGAAAAAAATATTAATTTTTTTAATAAAAGTTTTAAAGATATAGAAAAATTGAATGATAGTTTATATCAAAGATATAAAAATAATTTTATTGTAAACTTGGAAACATTTGATAAATTTAAATCAAAACGAATAAATGAAATAAATAAAAATATTAGTAAATTAGTAAAAAATAGAAATATTACTTTAAATATAAATAATAAAAAAAATGATTATCAAATAATAACTGATATAAATAAAATTAATGAATGGAATAATGCATTGGAAAAGCAACAAAATCTTAAAAAATTTTTTAAGGGAATAGAGATGAAGAAAAAAAAATGTCCAATTTGTATAGAAAATATAGGGAATGATAAGTTAATAATGACAAATTGTGGTCATTTTTTTTGTTTTGAATGTTTTCATCATTGGAAATGTAACAATGATAAATGTCCTATATGTAGAGAAGAAATGAATGCTAAATTGATTTATGATGTTAAAGATATAGATCAAATATCATACCAAAATTTAAGTGAAATTTATAGTTTGAAATACTTAATAAGAAATATAGGTGTTAAATATGCATATACATTAAAATATATAATGAAATATTTAAAGAAAAATAAGAAAATGATAATTGTTTCTAATTTTCATAAATGTTTAAAAAGTCTATCTGATATATTGGATAAATTTAAAATAGAAAATGAAATTTATAGGAAAGAAGGTCTATTTAATTGGTATAACTTATTTGAGACCAAACAAAAGAAAATAGTTTTTTTGGAATATTCTTTATTTAATGAAATTAAATATATAAAAGAAAGGGATATAATTATTTATTTAGATCCAATAAAAACAATATCTGTGAAAGAAACCATTGAAAATAATTATAATCTATTTGATCAAAAAAAAAAATGTAAAATTATTAAATTTATAGTAAGAGATACAATTGAAGAAAAATATAATACGATTAAAATATTTTAATAGGAAATTATTATATTATTTTTTTTCTACATAATGTTTAAATGTTAATTATTGTTGCTTTTGTTATTTCAACTGTTGTTGCAATTATGATTCCTATGGTCTATTGGTTAATTAAAGTAAAATTTAATGTATTCATTCCTATAGATGATATTATTTTTGTGCCAGGAATGGCATCAATTATTTTATATTTTTGTGGTGTTTTATTTTCTATATTATCTGAAAAAGAATCCTGTAATAATTATGATGTAAAGAAAGCATTCAATAATGCAATTAAATTACCAATATCAATTATAGTAGTTTATTTAATAATGGTCATTGGATTACCACAATTATTAACTCCATTTATAAATATTACTGGACCTTATAGTAATGAAAGATGGGTTGAATATTTGGCACAGGGAATAATTCTAGCTGCTGCTACATGGCCAGCAGTAGCAGCAATTTGGATTCAGGCTAAAAAAGGTGGATGTGAAATAAATGCAACGAAATTAGATAATATAATGGAGGATGTGGATAAGGATTTAAATGGACCACCACCTAATCCAAATAAGAAACCAGATACAGTTCCAATATCTAATTAAGAAGAATTTGTAGAGAAATTCAATTTTGTAAAATAAAATTAAATATAAATATTATTATAAAAATATTTAAATAAAAATTTTTATATAGATTCAGTATATATATATGGCAGAACTTGATTATTCAAATTATGCAGATAAATTAAAAAACTTTCTTAGTGAAAAAAAAAAAAATGATATAAGACTAAAAAGACTTAAATCAAGAGAAAAAGATGTATCAAAATTTAAAAATATGTTTTCGATTGATAATAATGGTAATTTTATAAAAAAAGATAATTATATTTTGGAGAAACCAACATATTTAAATATAGTTGATGAAATAGAAAAATTAAATAAGGAAAAATCACAATTAAAAAATTATTTAGATGTAAAAAAATTTAAAATACTAAATAATGAGAGTGATAATGAAACAAAAAAATTTCATGAAATGAACAATAAGTATATAAAAATAATTGATAGGTTATCATTTTTAAATGAACAACTTAATAAAATCAATGAATTGGAAAAAAAAACAAAAATTATTAATGATTTAGAAATTTTAATTGATGAAAAAAAAGAAGAATTAAGAAAGAAATATAATTTACTAAAATTAATCAAAACTGATGATAAACGTAAACAATTAATACCAAATTATATAACTCTCAAAATAGAAATAGATTCATTAAATAAGGATTTGAATGAATTAAAATTTGATCGTGAAATCGATTTTTTTCCAAACAAAAAAGAGTATAAAAAAACGGAAAATGGTACTATCAGATTAGTAATAAATCCTAAATCGTTAGAAAATACGATTATGATTAAAAAACCAAAATTACATAATATCCAAAAAAAAAAAATAGTAAAGAAAAAGATTGTATTAAAAAAAGATGATATTGATAAACATGATGATAGGGCTTATGCCCTATCTGAGTTTTCCAACTTTGCCAAAGGCAAATCGGAACGCTCCGAAACTATAATTGCAAAAAAAAAAAAAAAAGAAAATGAAGAAATATTTTTTAATTAAAGATCCAAAGCACCATATTTTGAATTAAGCAATTTTTATGGTGGTGTTGAGTTTGAATATATTAAGTTAAGATTTGAGCAACAGGAAATGAAAGATTTATTAGATAGATTGTCTGAAATTGATGAAATTACAGAATTTCAAAATACATTAAAAAGATATGGTAACAATTCTAAATGGTTAAAAAATGGAAAACCAATAAAAGGTATTTTGGCAAAATTAATAGGAAATATAGTAAAAGATGGAATGAAAAAAAGAAAAGCTATAGTAATGGAAGATGCAGGATTGAAAGGGAAAGAATTAAAATTAAATAAATTACCAAGTATTGAAGAGAGAAAAAGACAAATGAAAGAGTTATTATTGAAAAAATTTTCAAAAAATCCATACAAAAAAATATTATTAGATACCGGAAATAAATTATTACATGAAAGATCTATGAGAGGTTTGGATGGTGGTATATGGACATTTAATAGTAAAAGAAATGATGATGAAACTGATTTGTTGGGGAAATTATTAATGGAGGTTAGAGAGGAAATCAAAACGAAAGAAGGGGGATCATTAAAAAAAATAGACGAAATAAAAGATGAAAATTTAGATAAAAAGAGTAATTATCTAGTATCTATATTAAAAAATAATGGTGACATATCAAAACTTAAAAGAACAATAAAAAAAAAGATAAAATGGAATAATATTGATTCACTTGGTAATGATTTAAAAGATATAGATTTTTCGCTATCAGATAAATTAGATAATATTGATTTGGATAATATGAGAATTGATGTTTTTGATGAAGATTCGGGAAAAATATTGAATAAGAATGCAGATCTAGTAGGTATGAATAATATAGATGTTGAAAATAATATGATTTTGAATGATGATAAAGAAAATTTAAATAATCTAGATATAAAAGAAATAAATTTGAAAATAGTTGAAAACAATAATAAGAATATTAATGAAATAGATTCTATAGATGAATTAATGGTTAATATTAATGATAAAGAAAGAAATAAAAAAAAGAATGTATATTTTTCAGACTTAGAAATAGGAAATGAACAATTAAATAAAGAAGATGAGAATTTAATAGATTTCAGTGGATTGGCAGTAAATAATGGAATGGAAAATGATGTAAATAACGAGAGTAATATAAATAGTGATATAAAAATAATAAAGATAAGTTGAAAAGTTGATGATGTTATGTGCTATATAGTAAATGATTATAAAATATGAAAAAATATTAATAATTTAAATTTTTAAAAAGTAAAGTATGGTTGATAAGATAAGATTGAATTGTTTTTGAAAAAAAAATTTAAATCTAGAAATAAATTCTTATTTAATGATAAAGATGAAAGAAATAAAATTATTCAACAAATTGAATCCAATTGCATTTTTTGTATCATTTTGTGTTGGTTTATTTATATGTTATGTAACTGCACCCAAACCGGTGGTATTAATAAAATATCCAAATCCGGAAACAGCAAGTTTTTTAACGTTCATTGACAATGCAACAAATTGTTACAAATACAAAATAAATATTGTGAAATGTCCAAAAGATAAAAGTCTAATAAAAGAAATTCCATTTAGTCAAAAATAAATAAAAAAAAAAATATTGGTAATATATAATATAAATAATGCCACTTTCATTTAAAGAATTAATGAGTGATAAATATGGTTCAATTTTCATATCTGTAATATTGGGTTTGGGTTTATCTGCGATATTTAGAAAGGCATGTAAAGATGGGAAATGTATTGTATTACGAGGACCTAAACCGGAAGAATTAACAAATAATACATATAGTTGGTACAATAATTGTTTCCAATATCAAATTGTTCCTACAAAATGTGGCGATAAAGATAAATTAATAAAAGAGACAAATTAATAAAAGATTGGCGTTTATTTCTTTATAAATATATGTAATAGAAATATATAAAACAATGAGTCAAAGTGGTTCCACATCAATAAAAAGCTTACATGAAAAATCACCTCAAGAGTCGCAACAGTCAGATGGGGGAAATAACAAAGTAGTGCAAGAAATTTTAAACGAAATTGATCAAAGTGAGACAACAAATATGCAACAGCAAAATCAAAAACAACAAAACTATACGATGGATGAAAATGTAAATCAAAATGGGTTTGCGCCACAAAGTAATGAAGAGGCAATGAGAATGCAACAAGAAATGATGCAACAACAAATGATGCAACAACAAATGATGCAAGTACCAAATTTGGGAAAAATAGGAGATGTTGATACATTACAAAAGAAGGATGAACCAAAAAGTTTGACAAATAAAATATTGGAGCAGGCGAAGGGTCCAATAGTAGTCGCTGCCATTTTCTTCCTTTTGAGTGTAGTACCAACTAAACAATTATTGATGAAAGTACCAAAAGCAATAGGAGAGACAGGTAATATAACATTAATTGGTACAGCATTATTATCACTTGTTGCAGGAATATTATTTTTCGTGATAAATATGGGATTAACAAAAATGTAATAAAAAAATGAATGATTATTAATTAAATTATTTTAATCATAAAAATATTTATATGATTAAAATGATTTATAATTCGGGATTAAAGTGAAAATTAAATTTTTAGATAATATAAAAGAAAAATATATTTCTTTGGATATATTATATGAAAAATAAAATAAATATAGAAGAGATAAATTATTATGGAAGTATTTTACTTGGAATATTATTTATTATATTGAATGTTTATAAGTCAAAAATATATTTGATTTTATGTTTTTTTATTATTTTTGGATTATTCTATTTTTTTCAAACCAAGAAGAGTGAAAATTTAAAGATAACCGAATCAATTCTTTTTAGTGTAATCATTTGTTTAATGATATATTATTTATTAAAATCAAGAGAAAATCTAAATGAAGGATTTAGTGATGATGTTGATAAAAAAGGAATGATAAAAGCACTCAAACCAGATGATATAAAAAAATTAAATAATAAATTAGATTCTGTTAAAAATAAAAAAGATAAAATTGAAAATGATGATGATGATGATGATGATAATGATGATGATGATGATGATGATAATGATGATGATGATGATGATATGGATAATTATTTGGATGCAGGATCAACATTTATAAAAGCATATAAAAATCTTTCTCCAAATGCGATAGAAGGCATGACGAATGATACAAAAGAATTAATTGAGACGCAAAAAAATTTAATGGAGACTTTAAAAACATTAGGACCAGTAGTTAAAGAGGGGCACAAAGTTTTAAAGACTTTTGAAAATTATTTTGATAAATAGAATAGGGAATTATTTTATTTTTATTTTTTTTTTTCGTCTTTTTTTTAGAAAAAAAAGATTATTAATAAATAACTATTAATATACAATTAAAGAAATTTGATATGAGATCCATAGCAGATGATAAAGTAATAGTTTTAGTCGGCAAACGTGATACTGGAAAAAGTTTTTTAGTAAAAGATTTGTTATTTTACAAAAAACATATACCATTAGGAACAGTTATTTCTGGAACCGAGGCAAGTAATGGATTTTATAGCAAAATAGTTCCTCCTATATTTATACATGACGAATATAATGAAGAAATTATAAAAAATGCATTAAAAAGACAAAAGTTGGTAGTAGATAAATGTAATCAGGATAAGAGTGAATATGGTTATACAAATATAAATCCTAATGCATTTTTAATTTTAGATGATTGTTTATATGATAATAGCTGGATAAAAAGTAAATATATAAGAAATTTATTTATGAATGGGAGACATTTTAAAATAATGTTTATTATTACTATGCAATATGCTTTGGGTGTTCCACCAAATCTGCGAACAAATATAGATTATGTTTTTTTACTTAGAGAAAATATTGTACAAAATCGAAAAAGACTTTATGATTGTTATGCTGGTATGTTTCCATCATTTGATATGTTTTGTCAAGTAATGGATCAATGTACGGAAAATTATGAATGTTTAGTAATAAATAATAATGCGAAAAGTAATAAAATAGAAGATCAAGTATTTTGGTATAAAGCAGATCCTCATGATGATTATAGAATAGGATCCAGAGAATTTTGGGAGCATCATGCAAATAATTATAAACCAAATCATAATATGAATAATGATGATGATTTTACATATAGTCGTAAGAAGAGTCAACCATTAATAAATGTAAAAAAAATATGATTAAAATATTTAAAGAATATACTTAGTAATAATTAATTGATGAAAGAGGAAACAATGGATATTAATTATTTTTTAGAAAAAAATTGTGGTATAAAAAATGATAACATGAATAATGATTTTATAAGTAAAAATAAGAATAGAGAATTTGTAGAAAAAAAAATAATCTTGGATGAAAAATGTTTAGAAAAGAATAAAAGAATGATGGAAATATATAATAATTTCAAAGAGGAAAAATATATAGCGATTAATGATAAAAACAAATTTAATTATTATTCAAAAAAATTTTCATTAGATTTAACGAATAGTAATGATATTCTAAAAAAAAAAAAAAAAGATTTAATTAGTTTTACTGAAAAAATATTTTTATTTAACTATTTTTATTTTTATGTTTTGGAGGGAGATGATAAATTAGATTTTAGAAATATTAATTTTAGTGATAAAATAAAAAATACCGAAGAAATATTAAAAAATCATGAAAAATATTTCATAGATAAGATAGAAAAAATAAAAGATAAATATTTATTGAAAATAAAAGAAAAAGAAGCATTTATATTGAATAAAAAAAATAAAAATGAATTGATTAATAAAGCAAAAGAAATAAAAAAACTTAACAATAAAATAGTATTTGAAAATAATTTTGAAAGAGAAAAATATTATGATATAATAGATAAAAAAAAATCTGAATTAAGAAAATTGCAAGAAGAGATTTCAGATTATCCGAATATTGAAAAAAAGATAAATCATGATTTAGATGAATATATTAAGAAATTGGAGAACTATATAAATAACATAAAAGATATTAAAATGTTTCCTATGAATGAATATGAAGAATTTATTTATTTTGTAAATGAAAAACAAAATAAAATAAAAAATTATGATAAAATTCAAGAAAATTTTATTTCACTTCTCAATATTTATCGGCTAATAATATTTTTATTATTTTTTTATAATATTTTAATGTATATTTGATCAATAAGAAAAGAAATAAAATAATAAATCATAAAATAGTATTTATGTTTTATAATTTTACATTTTTAAAAGTTAAACAACAGTTTGACTATCCGAATCTAATATAGTGAAAAAATTGGAGAAATGATTTGTTCTTGGCTCCAATTGTGGATTAACTTCTTCCTGATAATAATTATACCACGGACTATTTTGTGAAAACATATTTTGAAATCGTAATGAAATATTATCTGGTGATAATTGTTCTTCATAAAATGATCTCGGTACAAATCTATATTCTATTTTTGGTGGTGGACATTTCATTTTTGATTTGGTGTAACCAATAACAATTAAAATAATACCAATTAAAAAAAGTAAAAGAACAAATGATTTAATCATAATATATTAAATATTTATTAGATAAAAATTTAGATAGTCTTAACATTCTTATTTTGATTATATTCATTAAATTCAGTTTTTAAATTACTATGACTTTCATTATTAATAAGTTTATCTATAATATCATCTTGAATTGTTTTACTTTCGTCTTGTTCTACTTCATTGCTTGTGTCTTCATTAATTTTTTCATTTTCTCTTTTGATTTTTGCATTTTCTTCCTTTATTTCTTTTTTACGTTTTCTTAATTGTTCTTGATAATAGAAATCTCTTTCTTCTTCATTTTCTTTGTATGATTTGACTAAATTATTTAATTCCTTTTCAGCATATTGCTGATTTTGGATATTATTGGGATTCGGATCCCATGGTAACCAATACCCAACTTGTCCTACAAAGACATGAAATGATTTATCCATTCTCTGTAAAACTTTTGCTCTAATTTCAGCTTCACGTCGGCTTTCATAAACTCCTCTAATTTTAAGACCACGTATGCTTGTTTTATTATCATTTTTTGAATCAAAATCGCTTTGTAATTTTTGATGATACATTTCTATAAAATCTTGAAATTTATCTTCGATATTTTGATCTGTTAATTTTAAATCATTATTAAGGGATTTAAGAAATTTTTTACAAAAAAAGATATTTTTATCTTCAATTATTTTTTCAGGTGATACAAAAGATAAACATACATAATTTTGTCCTGGAATCGGTTTATCAACCTCCAAATAATCAATTTCTTCTAATTCTTTTATTTTTTCCATTATATATATTTAAGATATTTAAGATTTAAGTATTTACGCAATGAAAAATATTAATGGTTATAAAAATTAAATTGACTTAAAGAATAGTATAATTTTAATAAAAATTAATAGAAGTTTATATGAAATTTTTTTTCTAATACTATTATATACAAAATCATCATGGCAGACGAAGATTCAGTATTTGACTTAAGAGAAATAGGCAAAAGAGCCGTTAAATATTTTGTGGAAGGTGCTATGGTAGCAATTGCTGCATTTTATATTCCAAGAAGAAAAATGAGCTGGGAGGAAGTACTTATGATTGCATTAACCGCAGCGGCAACCTTTGCTTTACTTGATATGTATGCTCCAAGTGTAGGTGCAACAGCAAGACAAGGTGCAGGTTTCGGTATTGGCGCAGGACTCGTACAATGGCCTGCCGTCGGAAACGGTGTTGCTAACTATAGAGGTTTCTAAATTTCAGTAAAATAAAAATTATAAGTTTTATCAAAAAATTTTTATTATTCGTTCTATTTTAAAATTAATTTCGAATAATAAAAAATTTCTAATTTTAAAGTAAATATATGAAAGATAAATTTATTCTTTTTACTTTCATGATATTAGCTATACTATTTTTATTTATTCTTATGAAAAGAAAAAAAACAAAAAATAAAATAAATCGTTTACAAAATATAATTCCTAATCTTTTTGAAACAAGACCATATAATGAATATAAAAAAAAAAATTTAAAACTAATAATAAATGAATATTAATTTTTGTTTATTTCGTTTATTAATTTACTTATTTTTTCAAAATAATTAAGATCCAAGATTTCCATGAATAAATACTTCTCATCAAATTTATTTTTTTTTAGATTATTTAATGTATCCAAATAATAATCATTTACTTTATTTATTATCATTCCTAATTCAGCAATTTTTTCTAATTTATCTGAATTTTTATTTTAATTTATCGTAATCACATGACTTGTATTTTTAGTATCATCATTTTTAGAATTTATAGGTAACGAATATTTATTTCTGATTTTATCGAATCTATCATTATTAAACATTATAGGTAGTTTAATATTTTTTGAATTTATGAGTATTTTAAATTTTCAAAAAATATTATTTTATAATAAAAGTAATATAAAATTATGACAGCAATTAGACCAACAGATAGTGCCCTTAGAGATCTTATAAAATCAGACGACTATAATGCAACTTTAAATGAAATAAATGCAAAATATGCCGAAATGGATAAATATATTGGGAATCTAGAATCGGATATAGACTCCATACACGATTTTGAAAAAGAAATGCTTGCAGACAAAGAAAGAGGTTATGATGTAGGAACATCATTAGATACTTTAGGATTTCAAAAAGATTCTTTACAAATTGATTTGGATTTTTTTGTTCACATGAAGGATGTTTATATTAAAAAATTATATGGGGATTTATATAAATATTGTGATGCAATTATTGATAATGCCCTAGCAATTGAAGAATTACCAGTCGGACAAACTATGGACCAAGTTAAAATAAGAAAATTTAGGGGAATGATTCCATATCCAGCTCCACTAATAGAAAATCCTGATGCAAGAAATGAATTAGGCGAATTAATAGAAAATATACCCGAAAAAATACCTGATCCATTTGCAAAATATGATATGAATGGAATTTTCGCACTTATTAACTGTACAACCGCAAACCTACGAGAATTATCCGAAGATATAAATACTTTCACCGATAGAATTAATTCCGCTAAAGAAAAAGAATCTAGAGGTTTCAGTGTAGGAAATCTAATAATGAATTTACAAGGTCAACAACAAAAACTAACATTAGAATTTACATCTTATATTGAAAGATTGACAAAATTTTTAGATCAAAACAAAAATTTTTCCGCACGATGTCTTAATAGAATTAAATTGATTTCATCCGAAATCGTAACCGCTGAAGAAAAAGCTGAATTGGATGATGACAATATTGATGAAACAGCATAATTTGGTAATTAAAATTTCCAATAAATAATAATTATTAATTGGAATATTTAAAAAAATTTATTTTTTTATCTATTTTTTTTTTTTTATTACCAAATTTACATATTTATCGTGATAATATTTTTTTAATTTATCATTATTTAGTTTACCATAAATATGTGATAAATGATTATATATTAATCCCAAATCCTCATTAGACAAATGATCACTTTTATTCAAACTATAAAATAAAAACTTTTTAGATTTATGTAAGTTCCCCATTCTATAATGTAATTTATCAAAATTAATAATAGTATCTATCAATTCCAATTGACTTTTATCACCACTTAAATAAAACAAAATAATACAAACAATAACAATTCCAACATTTAATACTAATTTAATTTTATCATCCTTCGAAAGTAATTTCACCAAATTCTCATAACAAATAAAAATAGATGTCCATAAAAATGTAAAGATAAATATCTCATACCATAATCTAAAATCGCTAAATTTTCTTTTTTTTCGTAATCTCTTTGGCTCCTTTATTTTAATAATTGATAATAATAAAAATGATGATATAAATGAAATAATAATTCTTAATTCCAATCTAAAAAATTCCAAAAAATATGAATATATACCATAAACACCTACCCATAAACCTATAATGATTATTAAATGATACCAAAATAACAATCCTGTTTTTTGTATAATTTTATCCATTTCTATAATTATATAATATTAATATAATATAACATAATTATTAATGTATTCTTGAACTCTTATTCCAATAATATTTATTAATATATAAAATTGCATATATTTGATTAATTACGGATACCATCAAATAAGATGCTGTCCCAATTACAATTGCATTCGCAATAATTAAGCAATCTTTATCATCCAATCTAAAGTATTCATAAATTAATTTATTCAAATATAAAAATTGAATTATTAAGATTATTGAACCCAATAATCGATATATTATTTTTTTTTTTGAAACCTCTTTATCAATAAAAATAGGATTAATTATATTATATCTAAGCAACGGATTGGAATGTTCATTGATAAACCAAATAAATGTCGTCAATGAAATGAAAATAATAAATAAAACAGATCTTATGTCTATTTTTTTTAAATTTAAATAAATAATACATAAACAATAAATAGATACCAAAACTATTAGTCTATCTAAACCAAAAAACCCATTTGGTACTAGTAAAATACCTGAACAGAACACTATTAATGTACCAAAATAAATATAAACATTATCAAACAATAATAATATTAATAATATAGCTAAATTAAAACCATATGTTTTGCAACTTAAACGTTTTGACTTAAAAATATCATCTGCATCATCTGAAATTTTTAGACTTATTCCTAAAATTATCAATAAAAAATATATTTGATATGGATTCGTACATTTAAACAACATATTTATTATAGAATTATATATTATTTTTTTTTTTTGGATAATTTATAATTTTGATTTGATAATACTTTTATGAGCACTTTCAATATCATCATAATCATCCATATCATCTAAAATTTCATTATCGTTTTTATTTTCAAATTTAAAATTCATCGATTCCACGCTTTCATTAATTTTTTGTATAATATTTTTAAAATTTATTATAACTTTATTGAATATTAAAAATGATGATTTATTCGTATAGTTTATATTAATTACATTCCAATCATTTTTTTGTAATAAAAACATAATATCATAAATACATTCACTGATTGTTTGAGATGTAAAAAGAGTATAACAGATTTTATTTCCTTTAATTTTCATTTCATTTTGTAAATATGTATCAATTAATGAACTCTTCATATTAATCATCCATTCTTCCAAAAAATCTTGCTTGTCATTTGTTGGAAAAATACATTCAATTTTTGTTTTAAATTTTTTCAAATTTTCAATAAAATTCAATCTAAATATTATAAACATTAACTAATTAAAGAATACTATTTTTAAATAGATTATCAAAAATTAATGTGTTTTTAAATTTAAAGATTTAATTAAAATGATAATGTAAATTAAATTTAATGATTGAGAATATACAATTCAAAAAGATTGATTTTATACATGATGATTGTATGTTTGTTATTAATAATTTTCCATATCATAAAGATGAAATAAATTTTATCTTAAAAAATAAAAATGTATATGAATCCAAAATCGATAAAATTAATTATAATTATAAAAACAGAATACTAGTAATTGCCGAAAATAAATTGGATAAAAAAATTATTGGTATTTCTATTATAAATTCCATATTAATACAACAAGATGTTAAAAAAAATAAAAAATCAAAAACAAAACAAAAAAAAAACATATGGGAAATTATATGGTTTACGATACAAGAAAAATATAGATCAAATAATATTGGGAATAAAATGATAAGTTATATTTATAATTTGGCAAATAGGCATGAAATTTATTCACTTATTATTGAAAGCTGTTTAGATGCCTTACTTTATTGGATCACTAGAAAATTGCCATTAATAAAAATAATTCTTTCTAATAAGAAATATATAGATTTGAATAGATATTTTAAAAATAAAAATGAAATATTTTACACTAGATTCCTTAATCATTTTACAGATACAACATATAAAAATTTGAAATCTGGATTTGAAAATAAATTTATGATTAATGAATTTCCCAATTTATTGTTTGAGGAATTGTATAATGATAAAATAATTAAAAATAAAAAAAATAAAATTATCAAATCTAGTTATTTTATAGGTAAGCCATATCGATTTAATATTAACAATTCTTATCATATTATTTTACCTATAAATGTATCTTTTATTAAGAAATTAGAAAAGGAATTTCTTTTATTACATAATATTTAAAAAAATAAAAATTATTTTTTATAAAATAAGAATAAGTATGTTAAACCTCCCAGATGAAATAATTGTAAATATTTTTATATTTTTTGATCCATTTAAGAATAGATATAATTTATTGCTCAATAAAAATTATCAAAATATTTTAAATTCAAATATTTATTATTATAACATATCTATTTATTTTAAACATATTAATAGCAATTATCAAAAAAGTAGATTCATTATTGAATCTTTTTTAAAAATGAAAAATTTTAATTGTTTAACTTGTGGAGAAAAAATATTTGAAAATTATACAATGCTTTTGAGTCCATGTTTAAATTCATATATTCAAGGTAAGTTAAAAATACCAATTTTATATCCACTATATCATTCCAATTGTATCAAAAAATATAAAATTTTAAATAAACATAATGATAAAATTTATAATTGTCCTTTATGTATAAATTTGAATAAATATGATGGGAAAGACACTAAAGAATTAGATGAAAAAAAAAACTTAACATTAGGAATAAAAGGAAAAATTTTGATTTAATGCAATGATAAAAAATAAATTTGAAATATTATTTCTATGAAACATATAGAATAATTAAAATTATGTCCTGGAGATTGAACCATAGAAATTTAAAATTAGATGGCGAAATATTTGAGAAAAATGTAAACCAAATGGACTTTAAAAAAAATGATGATTGTAAGAATATATTATTTCAAGCAAATTATTGTTTGAATAATTTAAATGATATAAATAATGATGGTTGTATTTTAGTAATTAAAAAATATTTTAAAAATTGTATAAATAATTATAAATTATCTTAAAATTTAAATATGGATTCATGAATATTTTATTGACAACATATAAATATATAAATGCCAGTAAGATACCCATTACATTCAATATCTTCAGATTTACTATTACGTTTTGTTAGTGCTGTTGAAAAAATGGTTGAAGATGGAATATTATCAAGAATCGGATCAATCCATGGATCGTTTTGTGAACATGGTTCTATTAATTTTTTGAATTGGCACAGAATATATATTCTTGAATTTGAAAAACAACTTCAAATTGTTGATCGAAATTTAGGTAATGATGGTGAATTAGGAGTACCCTATTTAGATTGGAATATTTCATCTTCTTTACCTGAAATATTTAGATCTAGATTGAGTGATAGGAATTTAGCAGGTTTCACAAGAGATACAACTTCAATTGGCAATTTTGAGGTAAGTCATTTATTTAATATACCATCTTATTTTGATTTTAATCAAGCAATTGAAATGGATCCTCATAATTTGGTTCATGTTGCATTTGGAGGAAGTATGGCATCAGTTCCTGAAGCAGGTTATGATCCAGTTTTTTATTGTCACCATGCAGGTGTAGATTTTTATTATCAAAGATGGTTAAATAGAATAGGAGTAAATAATGCATTAGAACAATTAGAGAGAGAATTATTACGCAATGATTCAGATTTAGATTCAAGAATGCGTCCATTTCGTAATTATACACATAGAGATTGTTTAGATTTAGAAAAATTACAATATAGTTATTCTGGAACAAGAAATATGAAAAATATAATTGATTTTAATCGTTCGGAAGAAATTTATTATACAAATGAAGAAAATAAAAATAAAATTAAGATTATCATTCCAAATTGTAAAAGAAGTGATCCTTTATTCAATAGTAAATCATTTCATATTTGTGTTTTTATATATAAAAATAAAAAACAATATTTGGATGATTTAAATAATTATGATTATCGTAAAGACTATAAAAATTGGAGAAACCATAAACATTTTTGTGGTGAAGCTGGTATTTTTAATGGTAAAGGAAAAGAATGTAAGAACTGTATAAAAATACCTATTTACAATATTGAAATAGATATTACAAAACATTTTAAAAGATTAAAGATAAATAAAAATAAATTTTTTTTTAAAATATTTACTAAAGATGAAAAAAAAAGAATCGCAGAAATACAAAACACTATATTGTATCCTCCACAAATATTTAGAAAAATTGGTAATATCAATGAAAATGATATATTATTTGGAAATAAAACAGAAAGCTTAAAAAGGATACAAAAATTTTTACAAAAAATAGATTTATACCATGGTGAAATAGATGGACAATATTTAAATAAAACAAAATCAGCATTAAAATATTATCAGAAATTTCATGATTTGAAGCAAGATGGAATCATTGGAGATAAAACAAAATTGGATTTCAATAAATGTAGATATGATTTTTTTTCAGATAAAAGTGAAAATAAAATAATGAAATCAAGCAGAAAGATTAAATATTATTTTAAAGATCCACCATCATATTTAAAAAGAAATGATATTATTAAAATTATTTTATTTGTTATGAATCAATGGCAAAAGATTATTAGTTTTAATTACGAAGAAACAAAAGAAAAAAATGAGGCTAATTTAATTTTTGATTTTTCATATGAAATGAATTTTAAAAAATATGATGGTATTGAAAAAGAAATTTGTAAATTAAATAAAGGAAATATTTATCTAAATATGTATAAAAAATGGACAATTGAGGATGAACCTAAAAAATACGAATATTCTTTAAAAGCTGTATTATTACATATTGTTGGACATTATTTCGGATTTGGACATTCAAATAAAAAAAATTGTATTATGTATCCTAAATATAATTGCAAAAAATTGTCAATTGAAAATATTGATGTTAAAATTTTAAAAAATGATCTAAAAATAATTGATTAAATATTTAATTATAATTTTTTTTTTAAATATTTGTATATATAAATGGAATTATTTAAAAAAAAAAATTTTAATATATTATTTTTAATTTTTATTTTTGTATGTCTATTTTTTCTTTTTTTATACATTGAAATAAAAAATAAAAAAAAAAATAAAGAAATGTTCCAAGAAGGATTACCAATTCATGTAGACGATGAAATAATTGAAATCTCAGAAAATAATCCATATGAAGAAATAATTAGCATCCCGGGTCCACCAGGTCCACCAGGTCCCCCAGGACAATGTATTTCATCTAGTGATCTACCCAATACAAATACTAAATATGTGATTGTAAAAGAATTGAAAGGAAATAATTATACACAAATGAATAGGAATATTAGAAATAAAAATATATTACCGAAATTTAGAAATAACAATAATAATAGAATTTGCATAACACAGAGACGAAGGAGATTAAAAAAAAAAAATAATAATTTATTAAAATTATTAAATGAAGATCAAGATGTAGATATTTAAATATTTAATTTATCTTAGTTACATAAATATATGATCTAATAGGTGTATCTTTATTATCAGGATTAGGAATAGGCTTGGATCCTCCGAATTGCCAAAACCACGAATTAAAATATCCATATAAATATCGTTGGAACCATGAAGGATCTGTCAAAACATCTAAAATGAAATAGTAAATATTTTTACTATTTTTAAAATTATAGTTTGCATATCCCCATGTATTTGCGGATCTAACTAAAATCCATCTATAATCTTCTGTATAATCTTTTTTTATCAATATTTTGGAATTGTTACTACTATATAATTTATCATAAAAATCTTCACTCTGATAGCATCCATATCCGAAACTAGAAGAAATTAGCCATAGATTAAAATACCATTCTAAATTTAAAAATTTTGTATATTTTTTATTAGTAGTCATGATAGAATTTAGATATCTTCCTGACTTGGATTTTTTTTTAATGAGATTTTTAACTTGAGAATAATATTTTAGTAATTGCATTTCTCTAATTTTTGGATGTTGACTAATACTACAAAAATGTTCTAATGCGCCAATATTGGTGATAGCGTCGAATTTTTTATGAATAGATAATAAAATATCTTTATTGATATCACCAACTATAATATCATTTATACCTTTGGAATTACAAAAATCAGCTTGTTCTTTAGTTATTGTTAGACCTGTACAAATTATATTTTTTTTTTGACAAAAATTAATCCATGAACAATTTCCACATCCAATGTCTAATAATGTCATACCGGGTTCAAGTTTTAAATATTTAAAATAGGTTTCATATTTTAGATTTAGAGATTCTTTATTGGATAAAGACCAATTATTATTAAACATACCTTCTGTTAAATCAGTTCCAGATAAATTATTTATATCTTTTATAGTATCAACATAAATATTAGCCCATCTATACCAATTTTGTGTAACTTCGCTCTCATCTTTGGGTCCTTGAGTATAAAGCGAATACCATAAAATTTCGTGGATTACAAATATAATCAATAAAAAGAAAATGAAATAGAAATAATTATTAAAAAATAATTTAGATAAAATTAGAGAAATTGTTATCCAAAGCCAATATCCTATAGTATTTCTTTGTATTGAATTATATTTAATTTTACTTTGGGGAGATGCATATTTTTTAAAAAAGGATAATAAAATCCAAAAAATAATTAATCCAAATGTTAAATAAACTAAGTAAATATTTAAATTTTTAGTATAAATTTTCATCTTATATTAATATATAATATATTAAAATATTAAAATATTAATGACAAAAAAATTCATGATTAAAGATGAACATTATATTTTTTTTTTAAGATGAAAGGAATATCGTCGGAATCAAAAAAACTTGGAAAAAATCTAATATGACATGATATAGGATTAGTCCATTTTAATTTTAGTTCTCGAGAGATTGATTTTGCTTTATTGTACGATAATCCGAAGCGAATAACAGATGTTTTTACTTCACGCCCAATCATCGGAGGAGCAATTACTGCCCATGAGTTTTCAATATATTTTAAGGATAATTTATATAAAATATGATAGGGCTTATGACCTATCTGAGTGTTCCTACTTTGCCAAAGGCAAATCGGAACGCTCCGAAATGTAGGATCAAAGGAATAAATATTTTTTTTGTATTTCAAGTGGTAAATGAAACATTATATATTATATTTATAAAATTTTTAGGAAATATTATATTAATATGTAATTATACTTTAAATGATAAGGCATAACTAAATTACATCACAACCATCTATGTTTTAAAAAGAAGATGAATAAGGTAAAATTTAAATTTCAAAATATATAATAATATTTTTATTATAATAATTTAATGAAAAAAAATATAATTATGAAAACAACAAAAAAAGAGATCAAAAAGGTTTCCAAGGATGTAAATAGTGATGAGATTAAAACAAAAGATGAAGAAACAAAAATTAATGAGGATGAAATGAGTAATGTTGTAGGCGAAGATATTTCAAAAAAAGTATTTACTGCTATTGATAAAGGAGAAAAAAAAATAAAAGAAATTAGAGAGGATATAGATTTAAATAAATCAATCATTAATGAAATTGTTTTAAATATTGATAAAGAAATAGATTTGGTAAAAAAGGCACAAAAAGATAAGGAAATTATAGAATATTTCAGAGAAGAAAAAATAGATAAATTACTAAAATTAACAGAAGAAATTAAAAATTTAAAAATACAATTAGAGGAAAAAATAAATGAAAAAAAATCAAAAGATATTCAAATAAAAAAAATAAAAACAGATAAAGAAAATCTTGAAACATTAAATTCAAGATTAAAAAATGAAATGATACAATTATTAGTTGATGCAACAAAAGATGAACATACTGATGAAGATTGGGAAAATTTTTTTTTTCCAAAAGAATAAAAAAAAAAAATAAAAAAAATGTAATAAGAAATGATGGTAAATTCATGGATAGAAATAAAGAATTTTTAATAATAGTAAAAATGAATTTTGATTTAATAGATAAAAATATGAAAAATATTGAGAAAGGATTTAAAAAAAAAAAAATTTTTTTTAATTTTTTTAATTGTATCTATTTAAATAAATAAATATATATATATGAAAAGAATAATAAATTATGGGTAATGGATTATTATCCCCAAATAAATCTATTGAATTTTGTGATCCACAAAATGTTTCAAACGAATGTTTAAATTTATCTTATGGTTTATGTGATATTTGTCAAGAACAAACACCATTAATGAAATTACCGAATTGCAGACATATATTTTGTAAAGAGTGTATAAATAAATTAAATAATAGATGTGCAGTTTGTAGATGTCAAATATCGAATAAACCTACTAAAGAACAATATGATAAAAGAATAATTGTGAATTTAGAAGAAATAGGATTATTATTATAATTATTATAATTATAATTAATAAAAATATGAAGAATCAAGATTATAAATTAAAGATATAATAATAATATATTAAAGAATTAATTATGTTTAAATATTTATCTTGTAATACTGAGTCTGAATATTTATTTTTTTCTCCGAACAAAATGTCAATTATTAAATTGGGGAAAAGAGTTATTAGATCATCAATAATATCATCATTAATTACAATTATTTCGAATTCATATATTTTGTCAAAATCTGTAAAGGATTTTAGAATTATTACGCCAACTATATTTTCATTGTGGACATCAATTTGTATATTATTTTTAGGTACATATGGTGGTTATAAAAAGAATATTCCGATTTTGACATTATTAACAATATTTAGTCCAATGACGGGTACTGCTTGTTTATGTTTGACATATATGGTATCTTATATTCATTTCAGTTTATGTTTAGCTAATCCATGGTCTTATAAAAATTGTATGTATTTGGATTGTATAATATCAGATAACAGAACATTTGATAATCAATGTTCATTAGATGAGTTATATGAATCGGGATGTCCGATTTTACCAAGCGAATCATGTAATAGTGTGGATTTATTTAGTTTATCATCTGAAAACAAAAATATATTATCAATGTTAAGTTTTTGTGCGAGTTTAATTCCATCAATGTACGGGTTATTAATGATCATAAGAATTGAGAATAACAATTAAATATAGAATATATAAAAAATATTAAAATAATAAATAATTTTTAATCATTATTTAAACGAAAGATTTTAATAATAAAAAAAATGACAAAAAGTGAAAATAAAGAGAGAAAAAAAATTATTAAATTGGAAAAAAGAAAAAAGAAAAAAAATTCAAAAAAAAATAATGATGTTTTAGAAGAAATTTCAATAACAGGAGTATTAACATCCAGACAAGACTCACCAGACGTTCAAATCGATTCTTTTTCAATAATTTTATATGGAAAATATCTAATAAAGGATACAGCTTTAATAATAAATTCAAATCGGAAATATGGAATTATTGGGCAAAATGGCTGTGGAAAATCGACATTATTAAGAGCGATTGCAGCAAAAGTATTACCTATTCCTGAGAGTATTGATATTTATCATTTATCAAAAGAATGTGAACCATTAAAAATAAATGCTTTGGAAATGGTTACACGAAAAGTAAAAGAGAAAGTAAAAAAGTTAGAAGAAGAATTAGAAAAAATTTTAATTGATGATCCCGAATCTGAAAACATAGAATTATTAATGGAAAAATTGGATATGATATCAATCGATACTATAGATCAAAAAGCAAGTGAAATACTTTTGGGTCTCGGATTTACCCAAAATATGTTGGAAAGATATACAGAAGATATGTCGGGTGGATGGAGAATGCGGGTAGCATTAGCTCAATCATTATTAATGGTACCAACATTATTGTTGTTAGATGAACCAACAAATCATTTGGATCTTGAAGCTTGTATATGGTTAGAGAATTATTTAGCAAATTATCCTAAAACTTTAATGATAATATCTCATTCGCAGGATTTTTTAAATGGAGTATGTACAAATATAATTGAAATAAATCAAGAACAAGAATTAGAATATTATGGTGGTAATTATGATATATATTGCAGAACAAGAGAAGAAAATAGAATCAATCAGATGAAAAAGTATAAAAAAGAACAAGATGATTTAGATAAATTAAAAAAATTCATTAGAAGTTGTGGGACTTATTCAAATTTGGTAAAACAAGCACAATCAAAACAAAAAATAATAGATAAAATGATAGAAGCAGGATTGACTAAAAAACCAAAATCAGACCCAAAATATTCATTTAAATTTCCTGAATGTAATTTTTTGCCAACGCCAATTTTATCTTTTAAAAATGTTTCATTTGGTTATGATGGTCACAAAGAAAATTATTTATATAAAAATCTTGATTTCGGTGTCGATCTTGATTCGAGAATAGCATTAGTAGGACCTAATGGAGTTGGTAAATCGACATTATTAAAACTAATGATAAATGAATTACAACCATCAGAAGGCGATATATCAAGACATAGTCATTTAAGAATTGCATATTACAATCAACATTCTGAAGATATATTAGATTTAGATCAAAACCCAATTGAATTTCTAAGTGATTATTTTTCGGAAGGAATTGTACTAAAAAATACGAATGGTAAAAAAATAAAACCAGAATTTAATCAATGGCGAAGGATTTTGGGATCTTATGGAATCACAGGAAATAGACAAACAGATCCTATGAAAAATTTATCAGATGGATTAAAAACAAGAGTAATATTTGCTATATTAGGATTGAAAAACCCACATATTTTATTACTTGATGAGCCAACTAACCATTTAGATATGGATTGTATAAATTCTTTGGCAGAAGCAATCTTAGAATTTGAAGGAGGTATGATTTTAGTATCTCATGATTTTAGATTATTATCACAGGTAGCAGAAGAAATTTGGGTATGTGATAATAAAAAAATTACTAAATGGGAAGATGAAGAAGGTATAAGATCATACAAAAAATATTTGCAAAATAAAAGTTTAAAAAATTTAAATCATTAAAATAATTTAAAGATTTTGATATATATTAATAAAAAAAAAATGATAAATAAATTTTTTTTTTTATTTCTTATTTATAATTTTAGGATTGAATACTTATCATCACAATATATATAAAAATAATTATAATTATTATGAATTAGCTATTCAAAAATGGTGTCATGATGAATATCAAATACATGGATTGTGGCCACAGATTAATCAAAATGAATATCCAACTTATTGTATAGATGTTAATTATTCAATCATTGAAGATGAATTTAAAATAGAAATGAACAAATATTGGAATAATCATTGTAATGTAGATAATCAAGAATTTTGGGAACATGAATGGAAAAAACATGGTTCATGTGTCAGGGAACAATTAAATTATAATCAAAATGATTATTTTAATAAAACTATAGAATTATTTAAACAATTATTAGGAGAATACGAAAAATGTAATGGATCTGAAAATTGTATTTTAGGATGTTTTGATTTAGAATTTAAAAAAATAGAATGTAAATAAATTATGATAGGGCGAACGCCCTATTGAGTTGTGCGCTTTTTTGTCAATACTAACTTCGTTGCCGTGTTTGCACTTTGCCTATGCAACTTGGAACGCTCCGAAAAGATTTATTTATAATTTTCTAAGCAAATCCGGATTAGTAATTATTTGTTCAACTTTAGGAAGATTTGTAAGTTCGATCGGTTGAAATTTGAACCCTTTTGAATAATCATTTATATCTTCAGGAGCTACCATATAGAAAGTCGTATTATTAAATTGTATATTTAAACTTCCTTTGCCTAATTTATCAAGTGTTTGTATGACACTGGATTCGTTCCATTTCTTATAACTAAAGGGAAGTAAATTTAAATCATTATTTATTTGTGAATATGTCCATATTTGTTTTGTTAGAGTGACAAATTGGCATCCAGAGATAATCAATCGAGGACCGGAGAGTAATGTAAATCGTTCAGCAGAAGGATCATAATACCAATCGGGAGGTAACATTACAAGTGCATGAGTTGTTTTGTCATCATCATCCCCAGGAAGGATACCAGTTCCAAGGAAATAACATCCTAATGCTGCTATTTTATTACATTGAAGAATAGCGCGTCCACTAAATTGACAATCAGCAATGCTAACTTTATCGTTACCATTAAGAGTTAATGAAGAAAATTCTCTATTAGGAGGACCAAATTCCCTGCAACTAAAGGAGCATAGTTGTAAAAATGTATCTGTTACTCCATCAAGATTCAAAAATTGTGAGTTAATTTGAACAAGAGATGGTGGACATCCTTCATTGCCATAGACTGATGAATCTGGTGATAATGCTTTTGGCTTAATATATGAAATCCAATTACAACTACTTATAAATATTCTGTATAATGAAGGTATATTTAGAAAAAATAAAGGCACCATCAAACAATGATCTTTAAGTACAGGTTTATAATTGCCATCTTTATCAGTACCCAGTGGTGGTTCTGATAATTGAATCCACACATTCATCATTAGTACTTCAACTGATCTTCTTGACCTCCATTTTTTTATTGACTCAGCACTTGCAGCTTTTAAATTTCCTTGTAGAATATCTTTATAACGATTTTTACGTTTGTCATAAATATCATAATTTTCAATTTCTGGAGCTGCCATACCTGGCAATTGTTCACTATATTTAATATTGATACCTAACCATCCTGATAAAAAGAAATTTTGTAATAGTAATTGTAAATCAAATTGAGCAGTACTAGATGCTGTTTGATCGGTTAATCCAATCAAATTTGGTGTAATTAAATCAGCAAATATATCATTCTGAGTATTAGAAATTTCTTTTTGTTCATTAATATTAGGAGCACTATCTGTTTCAGGATCTTGTTTATTAATATTCGTTTGATTATTTTCTTCTACTGAAAAGACGCCTAATTCTTGTAGATTCCATATATTTAGTATGAAACTTCCACGTAACGTACTTGCTCCCTGTCCTGCACCTATGATTCTTATATTTTGAATATCTGTAAGTGGTCTTCCGATTTCCAATGTATATAATGCAGAGGAATATGCACATCCAGGACCTATTAAAGTTCGATTTGGACCCTCGACTACCCATGTTTGACCATGACCTAATACAATTTGTAAAAGACCAATATGAGTTACATTATTATCTTCAATACTTTTATTTAAAGCATAAATTGCTTTAGTTAAACTAGTAAATCCAATACCACCATCTTCTGCAATTACACGTACTTCTCGTGTTTTTGATTCAATAACTAATTTTCCTTGTTTTAAATCATAAAGCTCAGTATATGTAATACTGACTTGATTCTGCGGAATAGAAACTTGATCATCAAGAATTTCATTGAATTTATTTATTTGCTTTTTTTCATTTTCAGATATAATATTATTATTCAATTCATTTTGTTTAGAAATAATAAATTGTATTTCTTTATTTATTTTTTCAAGACTATTATTAGAGTGTATTTTTGATAATAAGAAAAGAATCAAAGTTACATAAAAAATTTTTTTATTTTTATCCATTACTATATATATAATAAAAAAGAAAATTATGAACAAAATTAGTAAAAATAAAATATAATAAAAAAATTTTTTTCAAAAAAGATATAAATGAATAAAAATTTAATTATTATTATGGCTGGTGGTCTAGGAAAACGTATGCAATCCAATATACCAAAGGTTCTTCACAAAATCAAAGATATTCCAATGTTAATTATCATTGTAAAGAAATGTTTATCTTTAAATATTGAAAAAATATTAATTGTATTAGGGAAATATAAAAAAATTATTGAAGATTGCCTAAATAATTTTTTGACTGTTGAACAATTAAATAAGATTGAATATATTATACAGGAAATTCCCAAAGGAACAGGTCATGCCATCCAATGTTGTAAAGATAGATTAAGATATTTTGATGAAAATATAAACGTTTTAATCATTTCTGGTGATACTCCTCTTTTTAGTATTAATTCCATGAATAAATTACTAGATAATAATAATAATATAAGTATAGTATCAACGATTTTAGAAGAACCATTCGGTTATGGAAGGGTAATAGAAAAAAACGGTAAATTTGAAAAAATAATAGAGGAAAAAGACGCAAACGTAGAACAAAAAATGATAAAAAAAATAAATGGTGGTATATATGTATTTAAAATTGGGCATTTAATCAATCATCTATCAAAATTGAAAAATGATAACAAACAAAATGAATATTATTTAACAGATATGATAAAAATTATTAAAGACGAAGAATTATGTGATGTTAAAATATTAAATATTCCAGAAACTTCAAATATAGAATTATCCGGAATTAATACAAAAGCTCAGCTCGAAGAAATTAATAATTTTAAAGATATTTTATTCTTAATAAAGGTTTAATTTTAATCACCATCTAGAATTTAAATTTTAAGAAAAAATTATTTTATGGCGTTAAATTATAGAATGCCAACGATTGGATGGAAAAGTAATTTAGAACATGTTGCCTTAAATTATTACGTTTATGATCCAGTTTTAGAAACTGAATCAATAGTACCAACACAATCATATGTAGATGCTGCGGTTCAAGGATTAAAAGTAAAGACTGAAGCCACCGCAGCAACAGACGGTACTTTACCAGCTAGATTAGCTGACCCAACAACATTTCAAGATGGAGATATACAAGATGGAATCACATTGGCTGCTGGTAACAGATTATTAGTAAAAGATGCTAGCGATCCAATAAATAATGGAATATATCTAATCGGTGCTGCATCGTCAACAAGGACACCAGATAATGATGAAACCGCCGAAATTCCACAATCATTTGTTTTTGTTTCAGAAGGAACTCTCTATGGGTCAACAGGATGGGTATCCACAGTTGATCCAACTGGTTTTACTTTAGGTGCCAGTGATGTTACCTATTCACAATTTTCATCTGCAGGTCATATTACAGTAAGTAATAATTTATCTAAAGTTGGAAATAATGTTTCATTAAATTCAAGCTTATCTGGAATGGTAGATATAACTGGTTCTGGGGAATTAAATATGGGTACTTTAAGTTCAGGTGGTGGCGCATTTACTGTAGATGCCGATGGTGATACAGTAACAAAATCTTTAAATAACTCTTCAGGTGGAATAACCAATGCTGGTTTAATTTCTGGAGCCACATCCATTGATGGATCAGGCGATTTAACAATGGGTACCATAACAATGAATGGTTTTAGTGTTAGTGGTACTGGAGACACAGTTACAAAATCATTGGATAATTCAGATGGAGGTATAACTAATACTGGCGCTGTAAGCGGTGCAACTACTATAGCAATGGGTGGTGCACTATCTGGAGCCACATCCATCGATGGATCAGGTGATTTAACAATGGGAACAATCACAATGACAGGATTTTCAGTAGATGCTGATGGTGATACAGTAACAAAATCTTTAAATAACTCATCCGGTGGAATCAGCAATGCTGGTTCAATTGCTGGAGCTACTTCCATTGATGGATCAGGTGATTTAACAATGGGAACAATCACCATGACTGGATTTTCAGTTGATGCTGATGGTGATACAGTAACAAAATCTCTAGATAACTCTTCAGGTGGAATCACTAATGCTGGTTTAATTGCTGGAGCTACAACAATAGATGGATCAGGCGATTTAACAATGGGTACAATTACAATGGCTGGATTTTCCGTAGATGCTGATGGTGATACAGTAACAAAATCTTTAGATAACTCTTCAGGTGGAATTACTAATACTGGTGCTGTTAGTGGTGCAACTACTATTGCAATGGGTGGTGCACTTTCAGGTGCTACATCCATCGATGGATCAGGTGATTTAACAATGGGAACAATCACCATGACAGGATTTTCAGTTGATGCTGATGGTGATACAGTAACAAAATCTCTAGATAACTCTTCAGGTGGAATCACTAATACTGGTGCACTTTCAGGAGCTACATCCATCGATGGATCAGGTGATTTAACAATGGGTACAATTACAATGGCTGGATTCTCCGTTGATGCTGATGGTGATACAGTAACAAAATCTCTAGATAACTCTTCAGGTGGAATCACTAATACTGGTGCACTTTCAGGAGCTACATCCATCGATGGCTCGGGCGATTTAACAATGGGTACAATTACAATGGCTGGATTTTCCGTTGATGCTGATGGTGATACAGTAACAAAATCCCTAAATAATAGTTTAGGTGGAATCAGTAATACTGGTGCTGTTAGTGGTGCAACTACTATAGCAATGGGTGGTGCACTTTCGGGAGCTACATCCATCGATGGCTCAGGCGATTTAACAATGGGCACAATTACAATGGCTGGATTTTCCGTTGATGCGGATGGGGATACAGTAACAAAATCTCTAAATAATAGTTCAGGTGGAATCACCAACACGGGTTCAATTGCTGGAGCCACGACAATCGATGGTACAGGTGATTTAACAATGGGGACAATCACAATGGTGGGATTTTCGGTTGATGCCGATGGTGACACTATAACCAAATCACTCAATAATAGTTCGGGTGGAATTACAAATGCTGGTCCAATTGCTGGAGCTGTTAATATTGATGGTTCAGGAGATTTAACCATGGATTCAATCACAATGACAGGATTTAGTGTCGATAATACTGGTGCCACCACAACACTTTCATTAAATAATAGTAGTGGTGGTATTACTAATGCTGGTTCAATTGTAGGAGCTGTTAATATTGATGGTTCAGGAGATTTAACCATGGATTCCATTACTATGACAGGATTTAGTGTCGATAATACCGGTGCAACAACAACACTTTCATTAAATAATAGTAGTGGGGGTAT